GCAGGTTTTTCAACGGGTGCTGCCTCTCCCGCCTTCTTTTCCTCTTCGGCCTCAAGCCTTTCAAGATGTTCCGGGTAGTCGTCGGCAAGCTTCGCCATCTGCCCGGCGTAATGCTGCGACCCTACTTGATCAGGGTTATATTTATTGCTGTTGTCAAAGGCTTCCCGGTACTGCTTGGAGAATTGTTCGTAGGTTAGGTTCTCTGCTTTCTGAAGTTCCGGAGATTCGGCAAGGGCTTCTGGGGGTGCAGACTTCTTAATCTTCTCAATTGCATTTTTAATGTTTGCCGTATCATACGCCTCTATTTCGATGGGATGGCGTCTCGTTATTCTCGCGCCGGGTTCTGGAACTTTAAAATTATTGATTTGGTTGATATGAACCTTTTCGTGTTTTACGATCTGGTCATATAATTCTCGAAGAACTATTTCTTTCGATGCCCCCGTTTCTTTAACAAGCTTGTTGGCCAATACGTTGACTCCTTGTGGGGATACTTCGACGATATTTTGAGTTTGATCTACAAACCCAAGGCGGTTTCCTCGCGGTGGTGACATCCAAACCGTCGTCTGGTTGTTTTTAGCAATTTGTTCAATTATCGGGATATGATCAGCGTACCTTTTTTGAACTTCGTCTTTAAAAACACTGTCATAATAAGCAACACCCCTCGTCATCTCCCGTGGCTGCTTACCTGCCGCCTTCTCGTTGGCCGCAGGCTTAACGGTCGCAGCGGGGGTGGCATCGCCAACTGACGCTTGGTCTTTCACGGCCACCCCCGGTTCCCCTGCGACGGGTCCCTTCATTTCGGTTTCGGTTTGCACTTCGCCATTGGTCGGCCCTCCTTCCTGTAGCGTTTCCCTGTATTTCTTCAAGGCTTCCAAGATCCCATTGCCGTAATCGCCGTTTGACACATTCATTTTCTGAATGATCTTATCGGTCTGCTCGATGTTTGGCTTGGATGCTTCGAGTTGATTAACGGTGGTATTGAATCCAAGGTCATACGCCACTCTGCCGCTTTCCGGTTCCGTTCGTGCAGGAGGCACGCCAACGCTTTCGGGGATATCGTCTTCAATGTCTATGGCTTCACGAATATTTCCTATGTTGCCTTGGTATGTGTCCGATCTGGGCACTTCCGGGGCAACCTCGTGAACGGTCCCGACATTCCCCTGATACCCCAATGTTTCGTTGATCTTATCCTTGACCGCTTCAGCATAGATTTCATTCAGTTCAATACTCAATCCGGGGTATCGGTCCTTGAAGGCGTCGATGTCCTCCTTGGCGTAAAGAGCGTTATCGTAACCCTCTTTGATGGCCTGAATCGTATCATCGCGGCTCCACTCCTTATCACCGACCACGCCGGTCCTGATCCCGGTGTCGATCATGTCGGTCATGTGCGTCGCAGCAAGGCCTTTGCTGAAGGATTCAAGCTGTTCAGGGGTGAGTTTTCCCCTTACATCGTTGTCGGTATTTTTGTCAGATGGAGATGCAAATTTTCGATAGGTCGCGCCCCCTGCTCCCATAACCCCGGAAAGCAATAGAACCGAGGGAAGAACCTCTCCGGCAGATTTTAACCAATCATCACCGCTAGTCCATGATCTCATTGGCTCATTGGACATCCCGGCCTTTACCTCTACGTTGGTTTGCCCCATTTGCGTTACGGTTTCGGTTCCCTCCTCCACGCCAAGTATACCCGCCATTCTTGCCGCGCCAGATGCAATCTTTCCCATAACGCCTTTCGGGACAAATTTACCGCCAGGGATAACGTTCTTCGCTGTCATGAGAGATAGTTCAAGAACATTTCCCACCGCTTCGGGACCCGCCTCCCACAAGCCGGATTCCGTAGCAAACTTACTGAATTTATCTTTGAACGCCGCCTCTTCTTCTGGGCTTATCGGCCTTCCAAATTTTCGTACACTCTCCTCGTTCTTTTTATTCAACCAATCGTTCATTGCCTGGTAACTTTGCATCCGGTACGCTGCCGTGCCGCCGCCTGCCATCCCGCCCATAACTGCGCCCCCAGGGACAGGACTCGCTGCGCCCAATGCACCCCCAGCAAGTGTACCGGCCAGGGAAACGCCTGAAAAGGCGAGGTTCGGCCCTAGTTGGGAAACGTCTTCCTTGGATATGATGCCGGGGATGAAATCTCCGGTGCCGCGATACTCTTCCGCAAGCTCCTTATTCCTTTTGCCAACCCAATTAACGAACCTGTCTCCGATCCCCCTGTCTGTTACCGACGCACCGGATTGCCCTTGCACGGCTTGAATCCCGGACGAAACTATGTTTTCGGGAACGCGCAAGACTGTCTTGGCAAAAGCGCCAAGCGTCGAGCCCTCTTTTTTGGCGGAAGATACCGGAGCAGCGCCGAAAACACCTTCCTGGAGCTTATCGAAAAAGGATTTAGGGTTACGCCTTTCGGAGTCTTCCCGGATGACCTGATCGATGCCCTTATCTTTTTTCCAGGAATCATAATCGGGATATTCCTTGTCGTATCCGTCACGCGCAAAGACGTCTTTGGCAACGGTTTCAAGGGGCACATCACCGTAATAACTCTTATAATCGCTGTAATATCCTTTGATATCGAAAGGCATGGCTCCCCCTTATCTTAAGTCCCACCAGCTTCTTCTTTTCGATCCCGGAAACGGGTTTTCCATAATATCGTATGGCTTCTTCTTTTTTTCCACGGCCATCGGGCTTGTTTCGACGGGGAAAATCATACTTCTGTCCGTGGTCAATGTTGCCCTCGGGCCTCTGGTAGAAACGGTGCTATCCTTTGCGGCGGAGGCGGCGGGCTTGGCCGTTTCGCCTACCTTATCATAAGCCCTTCCGGACCCTACGGGAGGTGGGACAAGAAGGCCCAGCCGCTTTTCTGCTTCCGTATCAGGGGCCTGGGCCAATATCGCGCCCCTGGCCTTGAATTTTTCGCCTTCAAGCCCCTGGTCGGCCTTGTAGCGCTCGCCTTCAAATCCCATGTTGGTTTTGTACCTTTCTTCCATGGCTTTGGCGAGTTCACCCCTAAGCCTCTGGTCTGCCTCATGCTGATGGCCCGTCAACCCAACGTCGGCGACATATTTCTTTCCCGTTAGATCGGTGTCGGATTTATACCGTTCCCCCTCATTCATCAGCCCCTGCCTCGCAAGAAGCCCGGCACTATTCTCTTTCTGCACGTCCAGATGCCCGGTATTGACCAGGCCCTGCTTTTCCATCGCATCCTGATGCGCTACAGTCCGGTTATAGTTCTCTTCGTCTCCCAATCGCAGCTTGCGCTCTGCCATTTTGTTGGGATCAAGCCTATCCTTGAAGGCTGACATAATTATTTCCATCAAATCATCGAATTTGCTGGCCATGGCTCTTCTCCTTTGCCTTTATTACACGTTTATATCTTGTAATACGTAGCCGGAATTATGACATAATTCGCTTTCGCTACGCCTTCGTTTTCTGACTTGAGGGCAACCTGATCGTTCCAGGTAAAAGACGCGGCCCTCTTTGATACCGTGCTGTCGATTTTCATAATGGCCACACGATCGCCCACCGCATAAAGAAAGTAGTCCGATGCCTCGACGACCACTTCACACCCGTGGATCTTCGCCTTGTATCGGTTTCCCTCAAGGCCGTCCGTTCGGTTTTCTTCAAGTATTACTTCAGTAATGACCCCGGATGTAAGGTTCCCGGTTTCCATCCAGTTCCCGGCATACAGAAAAGGCGAAGATTCTTGGAACCACCAAACGTGAGGGGGCAAGGCGGGCTTGCAGATGATTCCAATGAACTCCCCCGGTATGGGCAGGGTGCTTTCTTTATGAATCCAGTACCGCATCCACATTTTGGGCTCTACGGCTTCCGCGTACCTCTCCAGCTTTTTAGAAAGCAATTCAACGTCCCGCTTTGACGCCTCCGGGGTTAAATAGGCGCTCTCCATGAGGTGCGTGCCGTAACATTTGTTCGTTCCCGCCAAGGCGTTCCCGCTATCGTCCTTTATGGCGGGAAACATCTCGGGGGGCTTTGCGTAAGGCTTTTCATCGTCGTCCGGGACAATGGCCCCTTTCGCCTGGAGGGCCACCGTATTGGTAGACGAGAACTGATACCCGCTGAGAAGCGTTTCCTGAATCAGCGAAATGACCTCCATCACCCCCAATTGCCCGATTGGAAACGAGATATAGCCCGCATAATCGTTGGGGCTAAACCCCCTCGGCCCGTCAGATGGGAATTGAAAGCCCTTGTCGCGCGCCCATACCTCAAAGGCCATCGTGTTGACCCAATAAACGCCATTGTTCGCCCACTCGGTTTTATAAGTCGTCCACCTGGCGCTTTCGTCCTTCACTTCCTGGCCGGCCAGTTGCGCAATGGTTCTCAAGACCTTCATGGGCTTCAGGCCGGGAAGGCTGTCGTTGATAAATTTTAAATTGCTTCCGACGTATCCCGAATAGTCGTAGTGGTCCCCGTCAATCCCGGTGAAGTAATGGGCAAGAAAGTTGTCGTGAGCCCAGAGATACCAAAGGTCGTATCCGATAGGGGCCGAAGAGGCCAAGGGGTGGTCGCTTCTTGCGAAATCGCCCGGCTCCATCACCAGCTTTCCGAACTCTTCGCGGAGCTTCACGATCCCGGAAAGAACGTTTCCCGTTCCAGAAATCCCCTTTAGGCTGTCAATCAATTGATGAAGGCTCATGGGCTCTTCTTTATCGTGTGAATTAACGCCGTTTCGATGTTCGCCGTCGCCAATGTCGTCGCCACTTCAATTATTCCCGCATTGTGGGCGAGGAGGTCAACGCCTTGGTGGTATCGTATCGATTCTTTATCGTCATCGATGGCCTCCTGGACGTCTTTATAGTTCGTGGCCGTCGTAAGGTCGAAGTCGGCGGCATCTTTTTTAACGCCCGCGCTGAATGCAGCATCATTTTCCCTGTCCTCTAAAGCCGCGACGCGCCGCGATTGCTCGGCTTCCAGTGCGTCGGATTTAAGTGTGCCCATCTCGGCTTCGTGAGACTGAAGAGACTCGTAAAGGGAGACGTCTTTTTCTATGGACTGCACCCGTTTCTCCGCTATCGTCGCCCTGGATAAATAAACATCCTTCCCGTATTGCGCTGAATCGGTTTGGGCCTGGGCCGCCTCAAGCTCCTTTTCAAGAATGTCGGTTCTGGCGATATCCCTGTTAACGTTCTCGATATCAACCTTTGCCCTGGCAATTTTGAGGTCTGCATCCACCAGCTTTATCCCGGCGTTCACGGTGTCGAGCTGAATCTTCAGGACCTGATTCGCAGTTTCAAGGACTTGAACATCAACCCGTAAAGATTGTATTTCTTTCTCGGTGACCTGCACCTCGGCCTCGCTGAGGTTATACCCTTCAATTTGGATATGCGCCTGGAGCTCCGCGATCCTTGCTTGCGTCTTCGTCGTTTCGGAAGATACCTTTGCGGCCAGGGTGGTCAGGTTGGCCCGGTCTGAAGCAAGGGCGCCTACCTTGGCCGTCCACTCCGCTTCCTGCGCATCGATCTCGGCTGTCTTGGACGCCATCTTTTCGTCGTGGATCAGCTTGTCGACATTCGCCAGGTATCGCTTGGCAACGATCTCCGACAAAACGATTTGCTCTTGCGCCGTGAGATTGGCGATTTTATTGTTATAATCGTTCAGCATGTTCAGCAAATCGGATGTTTCGATTTCCAGTAAGTACCCATGCTGATTATTGTACGAGGTCGAATAGAGGCCGAAGATGACAACCCTGTCTTCGGCTTGGTCGGTTGTGAAGGCAAAGGCATAAGAAAACGGCTTCCAGAGCTTTGCCTCTCGCGCCATTGCTCTTTGGTATGATTCGCTCATAAATTATCCGATCAAATGGGTCAGCTTCGCGGTAATGTTCGCCATGGCGTCAATCTCCGCCTTCGCCTTCGCCGTCTTGACGTTTTCCGTCGTTGCGAAGGAGCCTTTATCTATCTCCCCGTCCGCATTCGTCTTTGAAGAGGTCAGCTTTATCGTGTTCTCGGTGTCGACTGCGGTCCGCTTCTTGTCCAGGGCGTATGCCTGGGCCTCTTCCTCTGTGGCAATAATCGCCGCGTTCGTTTCGGTTTCCTTGTCCTGCAACTCCTGGGTATTGGCTATCTGCTTCGTTGCTACATCACGCTCTGAGGTGTTCTTCACGTCGGAAAGGGCTTTCTTCGCATCCTGCAAAGACAGGCCGGCATCTTCAATTTCGATATCCGTTGCCGCGATGGCGCTCTGCTGGAAGGCGTTGTCTTTGGCAATCTCCGATTGAGACACCCTTTCGTCCTGTATCTGCCCCTCGATGACGATCTGCTTTGCCAATTCCCTCGAATATTCTTCGGAGGCGTTCACCAGCTCCCGGAGCTGCGGGAGGAGGAACCTTTCCTCCTTTGTCGCAACGTCGTTCTCGGCGGCGATTAAAGCCGCATAGGCTGAAGCCTTGGATTCTTCCGCCTCGATAAGCGATTGCTCCTTAACCACGATCTCCTGAAGGATGGGGATGATTTCCAGTTTCTTCTGCGCCGTTAAAAGTTTCGCGTTGGCCAGTTGCAATTCATAAGGTGAAACGGTCCCGTCCAGCGTTGCGAGGGTCGTCCGGTATCCTTCTGCGGTAACCTCAATAATGGTCTTCTGTTCGATCAGATAGGTCCCGCGTTCGTTCACCTCGATGGCCAAACGCCTTAACCCTTCCTCTTCCATCTCCATGCCCAATTTAATACCCGCGTGTTCCTGGTCCCATAAGGCGAGGAGGGCTTGCTTGTCGATCTCCCATTGGATCAAAGCGTTTTTATAAGCAAGGTCATAGTTGATGCCGGACTGCTTCAGCTCCCGCTCTATGGTTTCGGACAGGATCTTATAATTGAGTTCGGAAAGGCCCATCTTAGCCGCCAGCTCAAGCTGGTTCTCTATGTCGTAAGCGTATCCGGGAAGAGATAAGAACCCCCGGCCGGCGATGGCGGACAACATCTTTGCATGATCATCGGCGTACTTCGCCATAATCGGGGACTTGCCTTTTCGGAATTGCGCTTGCTCTCTTAATGTTTCGCTCATTTCGTCAAAATCACCGGTATTAACTTAATGGAATCCATCGTTTCGAAGTCGGCCACGCTCAGGACCCAACTCTTGCTTTTCAACTCACTGGAGGCCACGGCCTCGCCCTTGGTGTCGATGGTGTAGGCCTGACGTTCCCCATTATCCGTTTCCAGGATCATCGCGGGAGCCGTCCCCGATATCCCGAAATAACCCCTTCTGAATCTTTTCTGGTTTGGGGAGCCGAAATCTGTTTTAGAGAAGATGGCCCCGGTGTGAATTGTGGATCCTGCGTCAGTCTCCCCGGTCAGTTCGTAAATACCGGTATCGTTCGCCCCGAAGGCCCTGTTTTCAAACACACAATACGAATTGAAATTGAATCCCGAGTACATCGAGGGGTGAAACTTCGGGGTGTTCAGGACATAGCATTCGTAAATTTCCCCGCTCAGTTCCACCATTACATTCATGGCGAGGGTGTCATAAACGGCGGAATAGAGATGTCCATGGCTTGTGAGCGTTTCGGTAAATACAATCGACTCGCTTACGGTGGCGCCGATCCTGTTTATGAGGCTGGCCGCGTCCGCAAGGTCGATTGAATCACTGATGGTGTTAAGGAATTGAGTAACGACGGTCGAAAGATCGACCACCGAAAGGGCTTCGTCAATAGCCAGGGGGAAGGCCCACGAGGGAGAATCGGCCATCGCTATCGACTCGCTTACCGATGCTGCGGCTGTCATCATGGCGCCGGCCAGGTCCGTAAATCCCAGGTATTCTAAAACGGCGACGGTCAAGGCGTAGGAGGAAACGTCTGCAAGGCCTACCGCCTCCTCTACCGTGTCGGAATAATGCTTGCACCCGGTGGCCACATCGTAAAGGGTGATCGAATCGGAAATATTCTCCTTCCCGTTCCAGTTGTTCGACTGGCTGTCGATGAGGGTGATCCATTCAGAAACGAGGATCCCAAGAATATTACTGACGGCATCGGCCAGACCGATGGCGTCTTCCGCCGTTACGCCCCACCCGGTTCTCGTCTCGTCGTAGATGAAGAGAAGATCTTCTATGACGTTTACCCATCCCTTAACCGCCTCATCCGCAAAATCGATGGTTTCAGCTACGGCTTTAGGCCATCCGATGATATGGGTATCGGCTACGTCAAACGTATCGTCAACGGACAAGTGAAAATGCAGGGAAGACAGAGAAGCAAAATCGATTCCCTCTTCAATGGTATCCGAATACAGGTCGCCAACCCCGTTCAGAAGGCCATGGAGGACGTCTACGGTATCGAAGCCGTCTGTTATTCCCTCAGCGAAAGACAATAATCCTTCACCCGTGTCGCCTAGGCCGATAGACTCTTCAACTGTTCTGCTATACGGCGATGTTTCCCCCGCCGCCTCGAACATTTCGATTTCATGGCAAGAGCAGTAATCCCCGCTTTGCACCGCTGTTATATAGACTCGATAATAGCGATAAGCGTTTGTGTTCGAGAAGGTGAATGTTTTTGTCTCTGCCTCTGCCGACCACGTAATCCCTGTCTGCGTATCCAGGGTAGTCCAGTCAGAATCATTATTGCTGCCCTGGAATAGAAAATCTTTCGGCCCCTCCGTTGCGTAAGCAGCAGAAACCGTAAACGTGTACTTTACGACGGCGTATAGGGCGCTGCCGAAGTCATATTTTATCCACCATGGGGTGCCGCTGGCAGTAGTGGTCCACCACCCATCTGTTGAATGGTTAAACGCGTACCAAGCATAGTAAGTTGTGTAGGCAGAACTCGCCGACACTACGTTAGGAGACGGCGCGTTCAGCGCGGTCATCTCGGCAGTTACATCTAAGGCGTCATGGGAGTATGGCATTTGTTATCCTAAATTCTCAGATCCCTTCACAAAGGTAATTGATGGTCGGATATATTTCATGGCGTTCTTTGCCAGGCCGTTGACATCATAAAACTTTTCTATGGTATCTATGACGGCAAGCGATAACGCTGCATTATTGCCTTGCGAAAGAATGTCCGAATCGTCGTAATCATCCGGATAATAGAGGGCTTGCGACTCCGCAAAAATCGTCCTGTTCGAGTCAATGCTGGTCTTCGTCATATTCCAGTAGACTCCCTGACTATGGTTAAATGTCCCGGACGAAAGAACGAAATCGTGTAGCTGGAGCCACACGACAGACTTTTTGTTCTTGGCTCCTATATAGTTGCATGGGAATGGATAATAATCATCCTTAGCGAATCCCTGATAAACAACGTATGGGTCGCCGATATCGGGGTAATTATGGCTTTCGTACACCTCTTCAACCGTTCCTAATTCGGCTCCGGTGGACCCCCAAAAAGTGTACGTTGTTTCGTTTATATTTTCTCTTATCGCTGAAATACGCGACCCAAACTGTTCCGCCCCTCTTAGCCAACTTGCGGAAATTGGCCTTTCTATGGTTGTGCTATAAAACGAAAAGTACCAACCAAATGCTTTGATATGACCGAACATTGTGCCGAGGTCAAATTCATCCGTTTCCTTAGGCAACCACGGCCCCACCGATTGCTTAGACCCCTCGACAAGCAACTCATCGAAGTCCCTCAGGTATATCGTAGGGCCAGAGAAAAGATTCTCCTGGTCTTCGTCGTCTTTGGCATTTTCCCTCCATGCTGCATAGTCCTCATCCTCAACGCTACATGGCCCATATTTCAATTCATCATTTTTCACGTCCCAGACAAGGGCCGCGTTGACAAATCCAGAATCTGTCGTGCTGATTTCAATAATTACATACGGGCTCCCGCATGAATGCGTTTTCCCGTCCGCGTGGCCGATAACCTTGATCACGCTGTCATCGTATTTCTTCATGACAATGACCTCATCGCCGGCATTAAACCCCGCCGCCGCGCCATTGATGGAACCGTTATCCCGCAAATACGAGTCAGCGGCGCAATGGTAAAAGAGAAGAGCGGCGGCGGTAGACCCTGAAATGTTCACCGTGCAGGTGTCTGTAACAGGGTCCACCGTAACGATCGTTCCCCGGACCAGGTCAAAGTCAAGGACATCACCTATGTTGCGAAAGTTGATGGTCGGCACGTCCGCCTCTTAGCTGGTTGTGCAAGTTACAGAATACGTTACAGCCAAAACGTCGTCAGCTATAACGGCGCGACTTGTTCCAAATTTCTTGGCGCACATCAGATACCCGGTCGTAGCCGTTTTGGCCTTCTCCGTACTCAGGGACGCCCCGTAAATCGTGATTGAGGCATTCATGGTGAAGCTGGCCGCGCTGGCTGCGTTCGTGCAAACAGCCGTTGCGGTGGACGCTACCGTATAGGCCGGCTTGTCGGTCGCCGGCGAATCATAATCGGCATCCTGGCATTCACCATACGTGCCCGCCGCCCCGAGCTTGACCGCTGCCGTATCTCCAACTGCCGGGGTCACATTGTTCTTGAAGATCCCGACGAACCAGATTGCGGACGCGGCCTTTGCGGTCGTGTAGAAAATGATGTTCAGGAGGTAGGCCATTCCTTCCGTAGTGAATGTGTTCCCGCCCTGGTCGCAACTGTGAATCAGGCGCCCGCCCCGAAAATGGTCAGTCCAGACATGGCCATGCAGGTTAAGTCCCGACTCCTCTTTGTGCTTGACCGCGTATCTTAGTTCTGTATTGTCCAGCAGTCCGGACAGGTTGATGGGTATGTTCATTTTCGTTCTCCTTTTCTCAAAAAATAAAAAAGCCTGTGAGCATCCGGACTTCCGGCGCATTCACAGGCTTAAAAGTTCCTCCCCTATGGAGGCTTTCCAGTAACTGTTATGTGGTTTTAGATCTCTACCCCTCCCCGATAAACCTTGCAGGTCGCTTCGTCGGAAAACCCGATTCTTTGAGTCTGATCACGACAATGAGCGTTGTGCGTGCTGATTTTCCCGCCTTCAAAGGCCTCCGTGGTGTCGGCATCGGAAAATCCCCTCCCGCTTCCAGTGGTTCCCCGCTTAAAGCTGGTCAAAAACTGGAAAACCCCCTCAAAGTTTCGATAAAGGGAGGCCCCACTTTCCGGGACGCCCATCTTGATCTTGTTCTTCGTGAGGTTGAAGAGTCTCCCCGATGCGTTTCCGGCCACAATTCCCTCGGTAGTCAACCAGACCGGAACATCGTTAAACCCCTTTTCCGGAGTTCCCAGAACACTCCCGAGATCCGGCAGATTATTGCAATAGGCCAAGGTCCCTTTGATCGATCCCTCTCCGGCATCCATCTCCTGCATCTGGTCGGGCTCGGTTCCGGCGAGGAATCGCGTCCGGTCCTCCATGCCGATGAAAAGTCCGGTGGCCACCTTGGCAATCAGAGTGACGGGTGAACCAAAGTGAAACACGTTCGAGGCCAGCCTGAACCATCCCAGGCGAAAGGGCTGGCTGTAATAGACGTCGCATCCGCTTGACCCCCATATCCGGCCAAAGGCGTAGCAGAGGTTTTCAAGGTACGGCGGCGGGGAGCAGAGGAACGACGGCAGGGGTTCCACGGTGGGGACGTCGACAACCGTATCCACGGCCCCGACTAAGTAGAACATATATTCATCCGAGTCAGTGACCCATACCAGGGCTCCGGCCGGCCGGTTAAGGATCTGGATTCCCCCTTCTGCAGAAAGGGTGATCTGCGAAATCGGCCCATTGCCCGAAAGTTCTCCGATGGAAACATTCGTCATGCACACATGATAAGTACCGGCAGGGAGATTCCCGCTTGCCGAAAGGAGCATAGGGCCGGGAGGCGCGGCCACTCCCCAGGACAAAACGGCGTTTGTGGTGGGGTCAAACGCTCCCTGCCAGTATCCGTTCGATATATAAACTTTTCCTTCGGCTTCAACGTACGAAAGTTGGGACTTCGGCCCGGCGATAGCGCCGACGTTCACGGCGCCACCCTGAGAAATCCGGTAAAGCCGGCCAGCGGCCGCGCACAACATGCAGGAGGTCCCGGCCCATAAGCTATGGGCCCCTGAAAGGGAAACGTGAAGCGTCTTGCCCTTCCTCGAATTAAGACGCCCTGATAGGTCAACATCGGCATTCAGGATGACGCGAGGCTCGGCAATTCCCCTCTTGGAGTAGAATCCTTCCTCTGCCTTCACGTTGTTGGCCCCGGAGAAACCGGAGACGTTGATCTCAGGCATCAGTCACACACCCCTCCGTCTTCATAACCGTCTTCACCGTAGTATTGAGCCTCAGCATCGATCCCGATGAAATCAACAAGGTCCGTCATGGCCTCAAAGAATTTTCCGGCGTGATGCTTAAAACCGACTGCCGGCTCCGTGACTCCCGCCTCCAACTTATCCCCATAGATGGTCATGATTACATAGTGTTTGATCAGCCTTAGCTGAAGATGATCAGGTATCCCGTCCGGAGTGTCGGCGTCGGCAACCATGTCGACGGGTTTCCTGTAAAAATGAACCCCTATGGTCTCCGCCGCCGCCGGAATGCCCTGGTAATAGAGTTTTGTCCCCTTCACGGCCACCCGATACACAGAGCCGGCCTCGGTCAGTCTCATGTCGCTGATACACCGCAGGAACCGGTTAAAGGCGTAGTAGTCCCCGCCTTGAGGTGGCGCTATCCGGCATCCGGAACTGTCGAGGATATTGAACACGTTGCGCTGATAGGAAGTGGGCAACGAGACATAGGCCGCAGTGGTCGACGTGGTAACCGTGTCGTATTGGTACAGGTCGGGAAGAGGCGGTGAAACCTGCCCATCCGGCATACGGATGCCACCGGCAATGTCCGCCACGGCCCGGTTGATCTTGGGGATCAGGACATCATCGGTGTATGCTGAATCCTGGAGTATCCCCTGTATCTCGGTAATAAGCGTTTGGAGGTCCGTCGTCATTGCAGCACCTTCAAGGGGGTGGGCCCCTCCCCTCCCCGATGTTCAAGGGAAAGGAGGGGTCGGTGGGTGTATCTTTGTCTTACGCTTCGCTTGCCGCCTGTTCGACGTAGGCTGAATCGTCGTACTTGATGTATAAAAGTACGTTTGCCGCGCCGCCAAGGACAGTCGTATCAAACGAAACCTTGATTTTCTGGTTTGCCACGGTTGTGGAATCGGGATCGAAAATCAAATCCTTGTTCGTGGCGTCTGGTACGCCTTCCAGGACTGTACCCGCTGCGGTGTCGCCCGTGGGTGCGGTAGCCGTGTTGACTGCCGTGGTGCTCCGGGCCAGGGTAATGGTGCCGGTTGCGACCATGGTAGCATTCGCCATGACGCTGAAAGCGCTGACGGTGCCACGACAAGGAACGGGGATATAATAGTCTTCCACCCCTCCGGCGCTGTAAAGGTTGATATAGATGTCTTTCATTTTGATTCTCCTTTAATGGTTAATGGTTATGTCGCAATTCTGGCCCACGGATACCAATCAGAGGTCCCTGCCGTGCCACTGCCCGTGATGATGTTTCCGCTTGCCAGATCCGGGTTGCAATCAATCCCGCTTGCCGGATCTGAATCGATGTCAACGGCGGTAATGAGTCGGTTATTGGCAACTATCACGACATCCGAATTTTCATCGATGGTCAGAACCGTCGCCTTGATGACATTATTGGTAATCCGGCTGCCGTATGCAGGGGCGCTCTCCACCACGTCAATGCCCTCGGTCGCCTCGATGAAGCAATCGTCAATCAAGGTCTGATGATTTGAAGCCGTTCCCGCAATGGCAATCCCCACGGCGCAAATACCGGTTCCGTATGCCGCCGGGTTTTGATGAACTTCAAACCCTTGAATTTTTACAAGAGCCGAATCGGTGATCTGGACGCCGACGGTATTGCCAGCTGCGGCGGGCTGCAACATCCCGCCGAGGATTTGGAAACCGTGACATCCTGCCGGGATCGTAATCCCGACTCCGGTCCCATCCAACTGGAAACCCATGTTGATGAACCTGCAACCCACTTTAGCCAGAGCGATGGTGTGATGCCCGATGACCCTCGGATAGGGTACAAGATCCGAACCGCATCCGATGATGTTGCATTTTTCCGGGAGCACGGTCAGGCTTTCCGTGATCCCATCACCACAGACGAAGATCCGGTTTCTCCTCGCCCACCATCTGTTTGCCGCCAGGCCAATGCTGGTATTGCTGGCCGTGATGGCCTCAGCGATCGTGGCAAAGGGATGATCCGGGCTCCCCGATCCCGTTGCGGCCACGTTTAGGTCAACGTAATACGTCCCGGCCTTCGGCCCCTGGTAGTCATTGACCATCAGGAAATCCGAAATGGGCCGCGACGCCCTACTTGCTCCTACTGTCAAAACTCTTTCCATGATCTTTCTCCTTATCGGCGGACCTCAAACAACGTCCGCCCAGGGGTTAAGGGCCTGACGGATAAGGACAACCCTCACCCGTCAGGCGTCATTTTATTCGGGCTCCGTCAGGTTCGTACGGAGAACGTGCATTTTCCGGTTGGAACAATACAAATTCCCTCTCCAGCGGGTATCGGCAGTCATAACGTCCGGCTGACCAAGGACTGCCTTGCTCACCCAAACAGGGGTGGTGAAATTGTAATCCTTGTGGCTGCGGAGCGAGAGGTAGCGGAGGTTCAGCGCATAGAGATAGCCGGTCGAAACACCGCCATCGGCCACAATCGGGGCGCCCTTGTGGGTAATATTTTGCCACCCTGCCGCAACCATATCCGTATTGGTGTATCGCTGCTGCGGATGAAGGGACCGCTCGTAACCGTCCTTCAGGACGGTCGTGGTTACGATGAAGTTCGGCAACTTCTCGTCAACATCGCCCATGTTCGGCGCCCTGAACACTTCCTGCAGGACCTCAAATGAGATTGATTTCGCCGTGGCGATCACATTCGCCTTCCAGTCGGCCATGGATTCTTCAGTGATGGACCCGTACGCCGTGGAGGTTGACGTGTTGAACAGGTCCCCCAGGCCGTTGATGCTGTAGCCATCTGCCGCAGCGGCAATCACTTGGGCCGCCATGTCAATACGCGCAGACTCAATAATGCTCTGCATGTATTGCTTGGTCAGGTCGATAATGGCCTCAGCGCCTGAATTCTGCGTTTTATCGTCCAGATTCAGGGTATTGGACCCATACGCACCGGCCCATCGGAACCGCGCCGCGTCGATGATGTCCACCTTAGACTGATTGATGACAGTGGTGGCGCCGTACGATCCATGGTTCGAGTTCGCATATTTCAGCGGCACTTTCACCATGAGTCCGCCTTCAACGAGCTCGTGGGGCTTGATTTCCCAGTTATCGTTTACCCTGGCATTGCCCATGAGTTTCCAGAGCAAAGCGGAGGCCTTGTTTAAAATGTCTTCCGGCTCGGTGTTGAGCCAGAAATAATCCGTTGTTGCGTTAAGTTGATTGATTAAACTCATGATCTTATCTCCTTATAACGGGAGCGTCCTGTCCTCTATGACTGACTGGCGGCAAGTGCCGCCCTCATGCCTTCATCGAGCGCCGCGCCCGTGACTTTTGCTGGTTTCGTTACCTGCCCAGGGCTTTGGCCCTTGGTAATCACCTTTCCGGTATTGTTTTTCCCCTCTGCGAGTTCGAGACGCTTTTTAAGTTCGGCGTTTTCGGCGGCGATTCTTTGCGCCTCCGAGTCCGCGTCGTCCCTCTGGATCTCCCTGAAGGCTACAAGCGGGTCAGACATGCCGGTCCTGTCCTTGGCCAGATAATCCCTGATTCTCGCCTGCATTTCCGGGGTGTTGAACGTGGGGTTCGCGTCATAAAACGCCTGCCTCTGGGACTTGCTGTCCCTCTCGTCGAGTTCTTTCTTGAAGACGCTCGATGCCGCGTTCAACGTTCGTTCGTGCTGCTCCTCCGCCGTTAGCTGGTTGGACTTGCGGATCAGTTTTGCCAGACTCTTCTGGTAATCATCCGCAACCGGGTCGAGGCCCGCGATCTCTTTTTCGATAGCCTCTCTCTGGCCGGCATAATCGACTGCGGCAGGCGCTGTCTCTTCCGACTTCGTCGCTTTCGTCCCGGCGACGGTCCTTAGCGTTTCCGTAAGGGTCTCAGCCTGTTTTTTGTAAACCCCAAGCTCGTTTCCCTGCTCGCCGATCTTCCTGCTCGCCTCGTTCCAGCCTTTGGCCAACTCTTCGACGGATTTGAATGGCGTCCCGGCAATGCCTTCGCCTTCGCCTTCGCCATTTCCTTCGCCCGTTCCGGCCCCTGCCTGTCCTGACCCTGTGTCCTCTTTCATGGTTCCGCTCCTTTTCTTCGGGCAGGTCGCCTGTGAGGTTCCCCGGATCTCTGCCGGCCTCTCGTCCCTGTTGTCCCGATGGTCAAATGGTTAAAAATAAAAAAGGCCCGAATCCGCGGCGCATTGTTAATGCGTTCTCCGTAGATTCGGGCCTTCTGATTCCTTCGTTAAAAGGTCTTCCAGTAACCGCTATGTAACTACTTCATATTTTTTCCCTCGCATGACTGTGAATATAGGCGTCCCCTATCCCGCCTTGAGATAGGTTTAGCTCTAACGTAAGCTCAAATTTACCAGACTTTTTCGCGCAAATCAAGGAATAAATTTGACGTCTCACCGCTTCGGTGATATTTATTAAAGTTTTTTCCTTTTCTTCCGCGTCCATCTTTATCCCACGCACGCAAGATTATGGTCTTTAAGGTATTTCTTGTACTGTCCCCGCGTCTCGATGGGGTTGGTCCGGATCTCGCGGTCGGGCTGCAAGACCTGCCGGGCGGATTCCAGCCACTTGACATCCGCGCCGCCATCACAATGAACGGCACCATTTCGTGAGAGGATCTTCTTGGCCGTTTTGCCGCAACTGCATTTGATCTTCTCCGGGCACTCGGCGACATGGTACATCCTCTCGGTAACTCGACGGCATTTCTTGCACTTGTATTCGTAGATCGGCATATTCCCTCCTATACCTCCCCCTGTTGCGCTCTCGGCACCCCCGGTTTCGGTTGTGACGATGCTGGCGTTGCGCCCGCCCCCGGCTTCTTGACATCCCCCGGCCCGCCCTGCGGTTCCAAAAGGACTTGCCTCAACTGCATGGCCGTTTCTTCAGGGAGACCCGCCTCAACCAAGATTTGCAGCGCCTGGTCAAGCTGGCCTTCCGCCGTCCGTTCAACCTCTTCCTTCCAGTTCGGCAGGTTCAGGGTTTCGAGGACATACCGGCGCCCGACAAGGCCTTCCTTCGACAGCGACAAAACAAGCTCTTGGTTCTGGAGGCTGGTCCTCGGCGTCGTAGACCCGGCCTCGATCACATAGGAGAACTTCCGGCCCGCATAATTCACCCCAGAAAACTCCGCGCTCTCGCCGGCCACGTTGACATATTCGATTGAGGTCCCGAAATTCTGCCACAAACCGATGGCCCACCTACTGCGTTGCTCCGCGATATTGTCGATGGCCGACGTCTTGGTCTGCATCACGATTTGATTGCGCTCCTGAAGGGCCACGATGGCGCTGGCTGCGACAACTCCCCTGGGGCCGACTCCACGGTCGGCGTCCTCGATCTGGTAGATCCTGTCGAAGAAATTGACAATCAGGTCCAGAACCTGGAAGAATGTCGCGGGCAGATCGGGGATCTGCATGAACTCGATGCGGGCATTTGGCGTGGATGGCATCAGGATAAGGCGGCCGGTGCGATTGAGGCTAGCCTCAATCACCTCCCGGGTGATTCCGCAATGCTGTTGCACGATCAGGGGCGGGACCATGACGTTGATCACGTAATTGACCAGCTTTCGCACGATCGTATTGATCTTGATGATAAGGTCTCCCACCTGTTCGGCTGCTGAAAACCCCCACACCGAAATCATGTCTTTGTAGGAATTGGCATGATAGATGGGTAACCTCCCCCAAGGATAGGTTTGGGACGCGTATTCGATTGGCAGTGCCGGGTTGATGTTCGGATTAGGGGAATCGTCCAGAACCATGTAGCCGCGCCTGTTCTTTGAGTCCGGGTTCCTGGCCTTGGTAATCGTGATCTTCCTCACCCCGTCGCGGCAGGCCTTCTCTTTTACGGACACCCTCTGAATGACAGGCAACCCGTTTT